AATAAAAAAAATAGATAGAAGAAATTTTGAGGGTGGATTAAATGATAGAAAACATGATCGAAGTAAAGCTAACTAGCGAAGACGATTTCTTAAAGGTAAGAGAAACTCTTACCCGTATTGGCATTGCATCCAGAAAAGATAAAATATTATATCAGTCATGCCACATACTACACAAGCAAGGTAAATATTACATTGTACATTTTAAAGAATTATTTGCACTAGATGGGAAGCCATCAAACTTTGAGGAAGCAGATATTGGAAGAAGGAATGCTATAACAAACTTGATCGCCGAATGGGGTTTAGTTACAATAGTAGATCCAAATAAAACCAAAGAACCTGTTGCACCATTGAGTCAAATCAAAATACTTCCTCACAAAGAAAAGAATGAATGGGAGCTAGTTGCAAAGTATAATATCGGTAGAAAGTCTAATTCATAATTTATCGAGATATATAATAGGATTTATACTCAAATTGGTATAAATAATTATATGTGATAACACATAAGTAATAGTGTAAGTGCTCATAGGGAGGCTTACATAAAATATTAACCTTGCTTATTAGGAGGCAACTATGACATACGAAGATATTTTTCATTTCGGTTCGAAGGACTTGGATAAGTTCTTTATAGGTACAAACAATCCGTTTACAAGAGTAAACAAAATATATGATGAGGTGCAGAGATCATCTTACCCACCATACAACATCAAGAGACTTGATGACGACAAGTTTTCAATTGAATTGGCTGTTGCGGGGTTTTCAAAAGAAGATATAGATATTGAGATCATACCTGAAGAAAACAAACTTGTTATCAGTGGTAAGATAGAAGATAAAGATTCAACTTACTTGCATAGAGGTATAGCAAACAGAGCTTTCAAAAGATCATTTGCATTAGATGAACATGTAGAAGTAAATTCTGCTGACATGGTAAATGGAATGTTAATTATTAACTTAGAGAGAATTGTTCCAGAGCACAAAAAACCTAGAAAGATCAAGGTCAACGGTGACATAGCTTCCTCTAAAAAGCAGCTTCTCACGGAGGACAAAGATGAAGAAGTTGTGGAGTCACATAACTAAATTTTTTAACTATCTCGTTTCTGATGACGGTATCAAAGGATATACAGACGTTGAAGAACATTACTTAAACCAATCTGTAGATCGTAAAGATCTGGAAGCCAGAATGAAGATGTTACAAAGATTTAGATATAGAGGAATGTGGTTATAATGTTGACATATAGATAATGTTGTGGTAAGATTAGGGAGTCTGTTTCGACTCCCTTTTTTTATTTTATGAGTTTATTTTATACTAGTGTTGAAAGATTTGGTAATGATTTGTTCTTTAGAGGTTACAAAGATGGTAAACCTGTAAAGAAACGCCATACCTACCACCCTACATTTTATACATACTCCAGTCAAAACAACAATAGTAAATTCTGTACACTTGATGGTAAACCTGTAGAAGAAATTAATCCAGGTACTATGAGAGACTGTAGAGACTTTATTAAACAGTACGAAAATGTTAACAATTTTGCTGTATTTGGTAATGCTAATTATATTCATCAATTTATTTCTGACTTATTTTACAAAAAACAAGAAATAGAATTTAACCGAGATGTTGTTAATGTAACAAGTATCGATATCGAGGTACAAGCTGATAAAGGCTTTCCAGAACCTGATAAAGCAGAGTTTCCTATCAATGCTATTACAATCAAGAACAATATCGATAACATATTTCATGTATGGGGTATTGGTGAATGGTCAAAAGAAAATTCTCTTGTAAAACATTTAGATGTTAATTATGTTCAATGTGAAAGTGAATATGATATTCTAAACAAGTTCTTAGAAAGATGGTCAAGAAGTTATCCAGATATTATGACTGGATGGAATTCAAGATTGTTTGACTTAACTTATGTTGTGAATAGAATAAAAAAAGTTATGGGTAATGAATCTGTAAAAAGATTATCACCCTGGGGTATTGTAAACACAAGAGACATTCAAATAGTAAACAGAGTGTTTCAAGTTTATGAAATATTTGGTATTCAACAATTAGACTATCTTGATTGTTTTAAAAAGTTTGGTTATTCATATGGTACTCAAGAATCATATAAACTAAACAATATTGCTAATGTAGTTCTTGGTGAAAGAAAAATTAGTTATGCTGAATATGGTTCACTTAATGAATTGTATTTACAAAACCATCAAAAGTTTATTGACTATAATATTAAAGATGTAGATATTGTTGATCGTCTTGAAGATAAGATGGGTCTAATTACTTTGTGTATGACTATTGCATATAAAGCAAGAGTGAACTTAAGTGAAGCATTTGGATCTGTTGGAGTATGGGATGCATTAATCTACAATGTATTGAGAAGACAGGGTATAGTTGTTCCACCTAAAAAGGAACATGAAAAAGAAAGAAAGATTGAAGGTGCTCATGTTAAAGATCCACAAAATGGATTACATGACTGGGTAATGTCCTTTGACTTAAATTCACTATACCCTCACCTCATTATGCAATATAACATGTCACCTGAAACTACTATAGATGATCGCTATCACGATTTGTCTGTAGATAAACTTTTAGATAAGTTAGAGATATCTGTTCCTAATGACTATTGTATGAGTGCAACTGGTCAATACTTTGATAGAAATAAAAAAGGAATCATTCCTGAAATTATTCAAGGAATGTATAATGAAAGAGTTACAATTAAGAAGAATATGTTAAGAGCTGAACAAGAAGTTCAAAAGCATGGTACTTCTTATCAATTAGAAAAAACTATCAACACTTGTAATAATCAGCAGATGGCTATTAAGATTTTGATGAATTCACTTTATGGTGCTTTATCAAATGAATACTTTAGATACTATGATATGAGAGTTGCTGAATCTATTACTGTTAGTGGTCAGCTAACTATTCGCTGGGCTGAAAAAACAATTAACGAATATTTAAACAAGACTTTGAAAACTGACAATGAAGACTTTGTTGTAGCGATCGATACTGATTCACTATACATTAGACTTGATAAGTTGGTTAAAAAAGTATTAGGTGAAAATCCTGATAAAAGTAAGGCAGTAAAGTTTTTGGATAAACTTGGTAGTGAAAAGTTTGAACCATTACTTGCCAAAGCATATGATGATCTTGCAACTTATCTTAATGCTTATGAACAAAAAATGGTAATGAAAAGAGAAGTAATAGCAGACAAAGGCATATGGACAGGTAAAAAGCATTACGCTTTGAATGTTCATAATTCTGAGGGTGTGCAATACGCCGAGCCTAAATTAAAAATTATGGGTATTGAAGTTGTAAGATCATCCACGCCCATGTCTTGTAGAACATTGTTAAAAGATTCGATCAAAGNNGTGAAGAAAAAGATATACAAAAGTTTGTTGCTGATGCAAGAGATAACTTTCATACATTACCTACTGAAGAAATTGCTTTTCCAAGAGGAGTTTCTAATATGGATAAGTGGTTTGATTCAGCTACTATCTTTAAGAAGGGTACACCTATTCATGTTCGTGGATCCATATTATATAACAGATTAATAGATAAATATAAATTGACAACCAAATATGGAACAATATTTTCAGGAGATAAGATAAAGTTTTTATATTTAAAAATGCCTAACAGGATTCAACAAAATGTTATTGCATTTCCAGATATCTTACCAGATGAACTGAACTTAAAAGAATATATCGATTATGATTTACAATTTGATAAAGCATATATCGAACCATTGAAATCTATATTAGATGCTATTGGTTGGGAAACAGAAAAACGAGCAACCTTAGAGGACTTTTTCGTATGAGTAATATACCACAAGAATATTTGTCAGGACATGACTTTGGATTTAGTGCAGTGGATGAAATGCCTGCACAACAACAAGCACCACAACCTGTACAGGAAGATGTTGAAGGAATAAATGATAACATTATGAGAATAGAAAATAAAGTGGATGCTATAACTTCTTCAATTAAATCTTTGACAACTAAGTTGACTTCATTAGATGATGAGTTTGATAATGTAAGAGTTACAACTGACTTAGAAGTTAAAGATAAGTTAGTACAAGTTGAAAAAATGATTATGCCACTATTAGTAAATTTACTAAAGAATGCTGACAAAGATTATATCCATTGGCCTAATAGAGCACCAAAAATTCAAGAACAAATAGATAAGTTATTGGCTGTTACTAGAGAAACATAATGGGTTTTATTTTATTCATTACTGCTATTGCCATATCAGGTAT